AGCTGAATTTATATCTTTAGATTTTATCTTAACTCCAACAGGAACTGAATTTCCAGGGTAAAAAGGCAGATAGTTAAATATTTATAATAAAAGAAACTAAAATAACAAAAAATGGCAATTTTAAATCCAAACGAAATTTTTTACACAGCGTTTGAACCTAAACAAAGCAACCGTTTTATCCTTTATATGGATGGAATCCCTTCATACTTAGTTAAAGGAGTAGGAGCTGTAAGTTTAACTCAAAATGCAGTTCCTCTTAACCACATCAACGTTCAACGTTATGTAAAAGGAAAAACTATTTGGAACACAATTGCATTCACATTATATGAATCAATTACTCCTTCAGGTGCACAAGCAGTAATGGAATGGGTACGTTTAGGGCACGAATCAGTTACTGGTAGAGATGGATATTCTGACTTTTACAAGAAAGATATCACATTTAACGTAGTTGGTCCTGTTGGAGATATCGTTTCTGAATGGATAATTAAAGGAGCCGTGATTACAAGTGCTAACTTTGGAGATTACAATTGGGATGATGATGGAACACCAGTAAATATCGCATTAGAAGTACAACCAGATTACTGTATCTTGAACTACTAAGATAAAATTAAACAACAAATACATAAGAGCTCCAAAGAAATTTGGAGCTTTCATTTACTTGTTATATATTAATTCATAAACACGTTAATTAAATTAAGCCCTGCTATATTTATAACATATATTGAAATAATGAAATTTAATCAATTACGCGCATTAGTTAAAGAAGAATTAAGCAGAAAACTTAATGAAGAATACCAAGACAAATTCAAAATGGTTGGTATGATAATCACTAATATTAAAAAACGACCACAAAAAGAAATATTTTCAGATATCCGTTCACTCCCTGGTGTTACAATTGCATCAGCCAAAGAACCAATGGATTACAGTGAACAAAACACTGAGAAATTTCAAACTATAGTAACTATTAAAGTTGATGGTCATCCTTGGATTGTAAAAGGTGGATTTGATAGATCAAAAATGGAAGAAATACGCAAAGAAATCTTGAAGATAGAAGGAGTATTGTCATTTAATGTAAATCCTGATAATATTACTACTCTTTAATATATGTATATAAAACAATTAAGTTATAATAAATAAAAATTATGGAAGAATCAAAGTTCAAAATGCCAACGGAAATCGTTGAATTACCATCTAAAGGTTTACTTTACCCTGAAGACTCTGAATTAGCAAAAGGTACAATTGAGATCAAATACATGACTGCTAGAGAAGAAGATATCCTTACCAACCAAGCATATATCAAAAATGGTACCGTATTAGATAGATTAATGAAATCATTAATTGTGTCAAAAATCAATTACGATGAATTATTAATTGGTGATAAAAATGCAATTATGATTGCATCCCGTATTTTAGGATATGGATCAGATTATTCATTCTCATATAATAATGAAGAGCATACTGTTGATTTATCTCTTATTGAAAATAAACCACTTAAAGAAGAATTATTTACTAATCGTGTGAATGAATTTTCATTTACTCTTCCTAGATCAAAAAATAACATTACCTTTAAACTTTTAAGTCATAAGGACGAACAAGATATTAATCGTGAATTAGAAGGTCTTAAAAAAATTAATAAAGATTCTGACCCATCACTTTCTACTCGTTTAAAATATATGATTACTTCTGTTGAGGGGATAAGAGATAGAAAAGATATTCGAGAGTTTGTCGATAATGCCTTACTCGCCCAAGATTCACGGGCATTAAGAGAATATATTAAAGAGATTCAACCAGATGTTGATCTAACTTTTTTTCCCAACGACGCAGACAATAGAGTTTCAATCCCTATCGGGATTAGCTTTTTTTGGCCTGACATCTGATTCGGCTCCTGAAGTTAGAGCAGGTTTATTTTCTCAAATACACCAAATAGTATTTTTTGGGAATGGTGGGTATGATTGGAATACAATTTACAACATGCCCACTTGGCTTCGTCGTTTTACTTTTATCAAAATAAAAACATATTACGATGAACAATCTGAATCTTTAGAAAATCAATCTAAAGGTGGAAAACAAACTGTTATCAGCTCTGATGGCACAATTAAAACCCCTGAACTTTTACAAAAAGCCGCTAGTGGTAAAAAACCAATTAAATACGGTTAAAACTGTTAATTTTTAATATTTATAACAAAATATTAGCTAATGGCTACAAATGATGATGCTAGAGAATTAGGAGGTATATTAGGCGATATACAAAAAGAAATAGATAAGGTAACAAGTGCTTTTGATAAAGGTAATGCCTCCCTTAAATCTATGGTTAATGTTGCCCAACAATTCCGAAACTACCAGGACGGCATAACCAAACTCAGTTCAGAACAACTTAAACAACTTTCTAAAAAACTTAAATTAGAAAGAGATAGCCTTAGTGCATCTAATCAATCTATCCAAGATTCTCTTCGCTTAAAACAGACAAAACAACAACAATTAGAAACTGACATCAGAATTGCTCAAGCCAATGGAAGATCCCAAAATCATATTAATTCATTAATTAGTAAAACTGATGCTTTAAATCAAGAAATTGAACAAGAAGAAAAACTTCTTGAATCCGTAAATAGCTTACTAGTTGATGCTAATGGTGAGATGGATGCTCTTAACCGAGCCATTGATAAAGCCGCCAAGAACGAAAAACTCAAAGAAAGATTTGAGAAATTAGGAGGCGTTATTGATAAGATAGGAGATAAAATAGGAATGTCTTTTACTTTTGCTGGGATTTTTAAATCCTTATTGGATATTGATAAAGGAATAGGTGATTTTTCCAAATCAATGAATAAATCATATGGTGAATCAGTCCAAATTAAAAAAGAATTTTCAGACATTGCTTTAGCATCCGGAGACGCAGCTTTAACTTCCGCAAGAATGATGGAAACCCAAACCGCTATAGGCGCTCAATTGGGTACAAATGCTAAATTAAATCAAGCTGATTTAAAAACATTTACAAAATTACGCGAACAAGCAGGATATACTAATGAAGAATTGATGGGTATTCAACAATTATCATTAGTTAATGGAAAATCATTAGAACAAAATACAAATGCCATATTAGGAGGTGCTAAAGCATATGCATCTCGCAATAAATTAGTTGTTAATGAAAAACAAATTCTAAAAGACATATCAAAAGCATCAGCATCTTTAAAATTATCCCTAGGGGGTAGTGCAGATGCCCTAGCTCGCTCAGCAGTGCAAGCTAGAAAATTTGGTTTAAGTTTAGAACAAACCGAAAAAATGTCTCAAAGTTTATTAAATTTTGAGGATTCAATTGAAAGCGAATTAAGTGCAGAATTATTAACTGGTAAAAATCTTAATTTAGAACGAGCTCGTGGATTAGCCCTAAATGGAGACACAGCAGCCGCAGCCGCAGAAATTGCAGCCCAAGTAGGAACATCTGCTGATTTTACTAAAATGAATGTTATCCAACAAGAAGCTATTGCTAAAGCTGCGGGAATGGAACGTAATGAATTAGCTCAATCATTAATAGATCGTGAATCTTTAGCTAAATTAGGTGCTAAAGAAGGACAAGATGCATTAGCTCGTTATAATGAATTAAAATCCCAAGGAAAATCCCAAGCAGAAATTGCAAAACAATTGGGAGATGCCGAATTAGCTAAACAATACGAACAACAATCAGTTCAAGAAAAATTCAATGACACCATGCTCCAGTTAAAGGAAACTTTAGTAAGTGGTATTTTACCTGGATTCAAAACTATGGGGGATTTTTTAACGAATAATATGGGAATGGTTAAAACTATTGTTGGTTTATTCATTGCATTAAAAGCCGCCCAAATGACATTTAATGCTCTTTCGATTATTGGGTTAGCTATTCAAAAGAAACAAACAAAAGAATCACAAAAAGACGCAACTGCTGAAATATTTGGTGGGGCCTTTAAATCATTAGGTGGAATACCAGTTGTTGGAGCTATTTTAGCAGGTGCTTTAGTAGCTACTACTTTAGCTAGTATGTTTTCTAATATTGGAAAAGCAGATGATGGTGTTATTAGTCCCCAAGGAGGATTATTAGTTTCCGGACAAAAAGGATCCATTCAATTAAACAAAGATGATTCAATTATTGCTGGTACTAATTTAGGTGGAGGAAAAAAATCATCTCCCCCATCATCAATAAATAATTCATCTGCGGTAGTGAACGCTATTGCTGAATTACGTCGTGATATAAACGCATTAGCTTCAAGACCAATTAATGTGTTAATTGATGGAAAAAATGTAACTAAAGCTATATATAATGATCCTAATACTGTAGGAGATGCAAATAGAGTATCTTCATTTAAAGCTTAATAATATTTAATATTTATAATAAAAATAAATTACTATGGGACTATTAGACAAATTAACAACTCAAGGTTCTGCTTTTACAGCATATGATGGGAACAACCCACCAATTA